GCCTTCCCTAATGCTTTCATGATTATCCTGTTCATTAGACCAGAATTCTTCATAACACTTCTAAGACCAAACTCCTCCAAAACAGCACCTACAGCCCCTATAGAAGATTTTATAAGTAATTTTTCATTTTCTGATACATCTTTAAATGCAGGATTATTGGCCATCTCTTCATCTACAAAATCAGATGTTAAAAGAAACATTTGAGCAACCCTTACCCCAGATCCTCCTGGACCACCAAGCATTGTTGGCATAGATTCTATCAATCCGGCAACAGCACCACCAAAAAATCCTTCTTTGAATTTTCTCTCGTACTCTTCAGATACATCAACTCCTAGTATTTCCTTTGGTGTTCTTCTAGCTAAATCTATAGTTCCCCAATCATACTTTGTCTGTTTCTTTATATCGTCCTTTATTGCGGCATTTAGTTTATCTAACTTATTACCTAATGCTGCTCTTAATTGTTCTTGATTGAATTCGAGGTCATCTCTAACTAGGATTTCTATATCATCATAGAGTCCCATTTCTTTGGCTTTTTTAATAACCCTCTCCTTGTAGTCTACATTTTTACTTACATCGCTAAATTCAATTACAGCATCTAAAGCAAGAGATACAGCACCTGATACTTTTCTTCCTACACCACTCCACCAAGAGTTGTATAGTACACCAGCCGCACTACCGTCTTTTTCTTTGTACTCAGCATATCTGCCAACAGCTCTATTGAGCTCTTTCTTTCTCTCCTCAAAGTTAGCCGCTTCGTTCTGTAGCAATTCAGATTCTTTAACAAGTCTTTCCTCTTGTTTCTGCAACTCCATTACATTCTTTTGGAATGCTTCATCTCTTTGAGATGTAGGTACAGCTCTTAGCTTTTCTACTTCCTTGTCAAACCAATACTTTTCTTGAGCGTATGATAAGAACTTTTTATTTAGTTCATCTTCTTTTTTAGCTATTTGAGTTATGCCTTCTTCAGCTTGTTTTTTATTGGCTAAAATACCACCTTCTTTTCTGTATCTCTCTTCTATGGATACAGATGCATTTTTATCTTTAGCATTTTCAGATATGAACGAGCGTAAGCTTTCAGCTTCTCCTTCTGCGCCAAAGTATGGATCGAAATTAAACTCTTTCTTTTTGCCGTTAGGAGCCGTAACAGTGATGGCATCACCAAATATACTTGACTCCTCAAACTTGAAACCTAAAGGACTAAATAAATAGTCTAATTTTCGCTTTGCAGGCTCCTCAGTGTCGTTTATTAAGTCAGCATTTATTTGAGATAATGCCTTATTAAAATCAGTTTCTTTTGGTATCTCTACCAAAGGAGTTACTAACGGAGTAGATAATGCTTCTTCTAAACCTCGTTTATCAGGCGTTTGAGATACCGATGAAGACTCTTCCAATGACGAAACCAATTCGCCATCTTTTCTTTGGTCCTCTGCGCTTGCCTGAATAGGTACTTGATACTCTTTTGCTTCTTGCCAATTGATTTGTCCTTTTTTTTTACCAAACTCAGGGAACTTACTTATCAGTTCATCCTCAGTAGCATACTTACCACTATTCGATGTAGCTACGAAGTCTCTTAAAACTTGTACGTCATACCCTTGTAATTCAGGGAACTTAGACATCAATTCTTCTTCAGTAGCATACTTACCACTATTTGATGTGGCTACGAAGTCTCTTAGTGATTGTAATAATTTTTCGTCCATTATCTTGTATTTCCTCCTTGCATTGTGGTTTTAGATGCAGATCCACTTGACCCCCCTACCGCTTCTCTTAAGGCACTTCCTTTACCAAAGTTTTCAATTATTTTTTCTATTTGCGTAATAGCAGAAGCAACCTCAGAAGGCCAATCAATATTCATTTTTATCTCTTGAGGCCCTTTTTCCGTATTATATGTAAATATTATTGTATCGGCCTTTCCAGTCATACCGCGACTTACATTTGGGGTTACTTTAATTCCATATTCAGCTAAGGCATTATTTAATCTTTCTGCTGTTCCTACAGCATCATCTTGTTGGACTAAATTAGGCAAGTTTATATTAGATACTACTCTAGCGGCAGCTTCAGCTCTATCTAACTCACCAGCTCTTTTAACACTAGCTGCTTTTCCCCAATTACCTGTCATAGGTTTTTTGTAGTAATTACCCATTTTAGTATCAGCCTCAGACCCCTCAAGACCATGAAGTGATTTACCAGCGGCAACCCAATCTCTAGTTGAATCAGGTATTTCAACTGTTAGATTTGCTCTATCATCACTATAGATAAATGTTATATTTTCACCGTCAGACACTATATCAATAAGACCATCCTTAGCCCCATCGGCTAGTAAAGCAGCCTTTGCTGTAGCTTTCTCTTGATCTGTACCCGTACCAAATTTCATCCAATTCTCTAAAGTTGAAAATTGCTTTTCTTTACCTTTTCTTGCCGCTATTTCTGCCGTACTTTTTTCACGAGGTCTTGGAGTAGGCTCTTCTCTTACTGTCGTTACTTTTGTCTCTTGGTCAATACCATTTCTGATTCTATTCTTTAAAATCTCCTTGGCATCTTCCTCTTGCTCCTTCTTGAACTTCGGAAGTAAAGCACCATTGGACTGTTGATCCATAAGGATAAGCTTACCTGTCTTATCATTCTCAAAAGCCTCTCTATCAAATGTAACTTGGTAGTCTTTTTCTGAACTATCTCTCAGTATAGATAGCTTACTAAAGTCATTACTAAGTATTGACCCAATAGCATTATTCTCCCACTTGGTATAATCGCCTATTAGCTTTTTATCTTCAGCAGTTAAATCATCTCTATTCCTAGCGTCAATTACGCTTTTTACAGTAAATAAACCTCTAGCACCCTTTACTCTTGATATTTCAGTTCTAGTAGCCTGACCTAAAGTCTTAATGGTTTCGTCTACACCAGTGTTGATGTCGTATTTCTTGACATCCATCTTGACTCTGTTTCTTAAACTTGCTACAGATACGAAATTACCATCCATCTCATACACACCATCCTTGTTCATCTTCTTAGTAGCTAGATTAACATTGAATGTAGTAGGGTTAATGTATGCTTCTGAAGTGGTCAAATTAGCTAGACCCTCAATCTCACCCATCATATCAACAGTAGCACCTGAAGTAGCACCTTCTTGGTATTCTTTCATTTTTCTAGAATACTCTTCTTGGTATTCTTTCATCAATGTAAAAATACTAGTTGTGCCATCTTCTAAGTTCTGTCTACCTATAGCGTAGTCACGCAAACTCAATTGACCGCTTTTTAATAAACGGTCTTGCAATAATCTAGCCTCTTGAGCATTGTAAGCATAGTTAAGTACCCACTCGCTTCCATTCTTATATTCACCAGTAGGAGCGTTATTTAATCTCTCACCATATTCCCTACTAGCTTTATCGATAGCATCTTTCTTCTGCTGTCGTAACTCGGCTTCTTTATAAAGAGTATCGGATAGATTCTTCCCTATCTCGGCCCAGTTTATTTGGTCAGCCGTCTGCCTTTCTGCGTAACTTATATATGAAGCCATAACTTATTAATAAGGGAAAATTTCAAAAGGGTTTGTACTTTGACTTAAAATGTCTTGATCAGGCTTAACTCCTAATCCTCCTTGAGTTTGTAATGATTGTAATAATAACTCACCTCTTTTAGAGTCTTCACGTAAGAAAGTTTTAAATTGCTCTGGAGTCATGCTTTTTGTTGCCTCTAAACCAGGTGTAACTGCTGCAACCTTTTGAACATCGCTAACTCCTGTTTCACTAGCAAAGTCAAATGCTTTTTGAGCAGCTCTATCTCCTCTTGTTTCCATATATAATGGAACTTGAGCAGCTATCTGACCTGCGGCACTTATTGCCCCTTGGAATCCTTCTTGCATAGCTTTCTTACCAGCTACTGCTGCATCTCTAGCAGCTAGTTGAGCTCCACTTAATTTTTCAAGCTCTAATCCCATACCAATATCAGCAAGTCTTCCCTCCTCTTGACGCTCACGTAAAATATTTTGAGTCATCTCTTGACCCATAGCTGAACGAACTTGTCCCTGTGCAGCTCTTTGTTGCTCAAGTACACGACCCGTTACTGCTGATAGACCACGATCACTCTCTCTACCTGCCTCAAGAGCTTGAGCCCCTGTAGATAGTAAAGCTTCACGTTGCAATTCATATGGTTCTTTTTGGATATCCAAACCTGCCATTGTATTTTTAGTAAGACGCTTTCTAGCATCGGCTTCTGCCTTTGCCGCCTCAGATAAAGCTCTCTTTTCCAAACGGCTTTGTTTTGCCGCTTGTCTGAAGCTTAAACCTGTTGTTGTTAATGTACTAGCTATTCCTACTACTGCTGCTGTTGTTGCTGCCATATTATAGTTTTTTAATCATTTCAGTTGTGTAAGTATCTGCCTGAGAGTACCCCAAGCGTTTGTAAGCCTCAACCAAGCCTTTATGCTTGATTAATGCATATACATATTTAGACCCACTATTCTTACAAACTAATGTGAGCCCCTCCAAAAGCAAATCAATCGCTTGCTTTCTCTGTGGTTTCTTTCTGTATGTCTTGCTAGATATTATCCAATCAACCCAAGAAACTCTTGAATTTGTAAGGTACATATATCCAGCACATATTGGTGTATCATCTTCATCACATACCATGAACCCCCCACGACCATCATCCGGCAAGAACTCTTTTGACGGAGCATCCCAGCCCCAATCGTTCCACCAACCCACTAAGATTTCATCATAATCGGTTTCATCTAATGGTCTTAAGTACAAATCCATCTTGTACAAAGATATTAAATTTTACGGATAGCTCTTCATCACTTCAGACTCAATGGTAAATAGCTCTATTGGGCTCGTGTTATCATTCTCAATATCAAACACACAATAGTGACCTAAAACACCATGAGACTCAGCAACTGAGTTCTTTATATAAAGTAGATAAGGATCGTTTATACCTGGGACAGTACCAGGTGGAGTAGCGTCTACTACAATATTATTTATGCCCCCTCTAAGGTTTACGTTTATCTCTGTAACCTCACCAAATAAAATAGGTGTGTCGTAGTCAGGTGGTAGAGAGAAGTAAAGCGTATCCCCTACAGATAAAATAGAACCTATACTTACTAATGGATTGATAGAAAAATCAACCACTGTCGCATTAGCAGGACCAGATATATTTATTGACCTACCAATACCATTTAAAGAACGCAATGGATACTCGTCAGGGTCAGCAGGCGTACTACCAGAGTTTCTAACGAATGCGAAGTATGCACCCTCTTTCTTCTCAAACCACTCTTTGTTTATGAACCCTGTGGTTTGGATGTCCGTTTGTAGGGTAGCATCCCAAGAGTCATCTCCCTCTATATTTAAAGTTTTGAATAGTTTATTCTCTAACGGTGATTGGTTTATTACACTAGTAATTTTAGATGTATACTGAACGCCATAGAAGTTGTTTCTAGTCTCGTTCACATTATGCCTCCAAAGGTTGCCTCCCTTGAACGTATAAAAGTAATTATTCATCCCAATCATCCAATCGGGCTCGTAGGAGTAGAAGGATACCCACCCTTGTACTCCGTCATCATATGTAAGTGTATAATTCGCCATTATTTATTTCTTAAGGACAGTTAGTCCAAGTAATTGAGAACAACCCTGTTCTTGGTATACTCGGATCCATTAGTGATTGAAAGTTTATTGAATAACCAGGAGGTAATGTAATATTGAATGGTGTGCCACTACCACAAGCATAGTATGTAAATGTATGGCTTACCGTATCGTTATTTACCGCCTGATATTGGCCACAACCTTGTGAACAATCAGTTATTGCTAATAATCCATTAATTGTATCGTTTATGACAGGAGCAGTAACCAATGCGATAACTTCCCAAGTACAAGTTGGCTCTCCAACAGTATCTACGAAGTCACCAACGACTATACCGCTACCTGCGTAATCAGCGTATATCTCAGTACCATCACCACATCTGCGTAGTTTATAATCGGATCCTGTAACGCAAGCACCAGTTTGAATGACTATTCCATTCTCAACTTGGAACCAATCATCACCTGATAGCATTCCAGGAGCTCTATAGAATCCATTAGCTAAAGGATTGACACCATTCTCATCTGAGAATACAAAGTCAAACAGACCTAATATACCTGCTGCTCCATTTACATGGTAGTAGTATATGTCTTGGTCTATAGATGCCTCACAAGCTAAGGATGCGTTAGCATAACCCAAGCTGCCATTTCCAGAAGATAATACCGCAGGGCAGTAAACATTCACATCCGTAGATGAGAAAGACCCACAAAGCTGAACCATATTGACTCTTATTTGGTCAATTGATGCAGATGTCTTTGGTATAATCATGTAGAACTTAGCAGGAGATTGAGTCGTTAACTCTAATTGGTCACTCTGAACAGTTATTATCTCTAATAAAGTATCAGTAACAAATGTAGCTCCATCGTATCTGTATTTGTTTACAGCAGCGTGTGGACTATTTGCTACCAATCCGCAATCAAGTGAACTTGACCCTATCCATGTAGATAGGTTAGCATCACCTTGCAAGAATCCATATACAGGAGAACTACCTCCATTATAAACTATTCCATTGTACTCCGCATTAACACCTACAGGGTAAGCATTTGGCGTAGGCAGAGTGAACTCTACAACTACAGCACCATTACTAGACCCTAAGTCAATATCCATCGTAAACACACCATCACCAGAAGCTGTTATGTTTCCTGTATTACATGGATGTGCGCATGATGGGCAAGTTTGTTGTGGCTGTAATATACCACTGATAAGCTCTCTTACTATAGAACCATCAGAGTAATAACCATCAGCAGCAAAAGTACTTAAGCTAGCATCTGTGTATATTGACGTTGAAGAACCCAATGACGATCCATCAACTACATATCCCGTACTAGATGGGCAGTTACAACAAACATCTTCTGCGCTAGTGGCTGAGTAACATAAGAACAAGTCGGATGCGTTTCTCAAATCCCATATTAAATACAAGTAATCACCTGTACTACCAGAGTTGAACTCAGAGTAGCTTGCAAATGGCAAAGGTGAAGTTACAGGAGTTGGTATCGATGACGCAGAAATAAGAGATAATATATCCGCTGAATTATTATCATAAAGCGTATTACTCCTTAAGTATCTAAACAAGTCATTAGTAGGATTCCAAATATAACTATCAGTAGCCCACTTATGAGCACCTATTGTAACAGTACTATTATCTGTAGGTATAGCCGCACTCCCTTTTGGACCACTAACTCTATTGTATCTAGTTACTAATGGTCTATCTGTGCCTGTAGCAAATGTAACACCTGCAAATGTAGTAGGGCTTACATAAGTACCATCTTCATAGTAATACTCAGTATGCATTGTTTCTCCTGACTCCCATTCATTTGTTACCACTACCTGTATAACATCAATGGTTTGAGCAGTAGGACACTGTACGTTTATTGACAACACTACAGGGCCTGTTGACGTTATACTCAAGTCAACTTGCTCTACAGCAACTTTATCTTTATCTACACTCAAAGTACCACTAGTAGATGTAAGACCTGTATTTACAGTAGTCCCATCGTATGTAGCACTCACGTCAAACTGTGCTCCTGGGTTGATACTTACAACCTCATAAGTAATATCTGACGTACCAACTGCATCGTCCAAGTTTACACAGTACCCAATAGTTTCACCTGATGGATTTAAGAAACTTAATGTCTTCCTTATATTACAATCTATGCAATTATCTAAAATTGGTATCGCTCTTTCATTAGACACCAACACATATTCAGTCATGTAAGGATCGTATCCTCCAAGTTTCTGAGTATCGAATGACTCAATAAATGTATCTCTAAACCAACTACGCATACCCTGCTCGGATATCACTTTCAGTTGGTCATTTGATGCTGAGTTTCCTCTTAGTTGGATTACAGCACCTCTCTTAACGTCAGTGAAGAACCTATCGTATCCCCAATTCACATAACTCTCAGGATTAAAACTTATACCGTACTTTTCTGTTCTTGCTATCTGCGTACCTAATACCTCAGGTATTGATGTGATAGCACCACCTGCGGCAGCATCTGATAATAGATTCTTGCCGGATAGTACGTAAGATATTTTATCCTCCTGAAGTGTAAGGACATCGGTCTCACGACCGTCAAGTACGTATATAGCCCCAAAGGAGTCTTCTAAGGCCTTGAAATTAAGCAGCCCTAGGTTGAACTCATTAAGCTTGTTTACGTTCGATTCATCGTTAAATATGCCACTATACGTAATATCTGCGTATCTCTCAGCTCTCTTGTAATCTTGAGAAGCGACAGCCGTTACTTTATTACCCAATAATAATGGCTTACCTACGATAGAGTCACGTACCTTGTAGCTCTCTACCCCGTTACCAAATGAGAAGCAATTAAAGAACTCAGTATCGACAATAGCAGATTGAGTAGCTGTTTGGTTTTGTACGTTTCCTTCATGGAATCCATTTGTTATAGGGAACGACAAATGGTTTTCATAGAACAAATCAGGCTGAGCTTCTTGAGGCTCAGTCTCAAATACCATAGTAGTATCTGCACGGAACACCGTAATATTAGCACTGATATGAGATGATCTATTATTTTTAGATACATATCCATTACAGCTTCTTGTGCCCCTAATTAATAATTGTAACTTATTTGTAGCGGTATCTCTGTAAAATCTAAAATAGTTAATACATAAAGATTGGCTAATATCTCCATCATCTGATGCTAGTGTTTCAATATATTGGTTGCTAATATCGCAAGCACTACTACTAGCCCCAACAGTTTGACTTCCGCTATTAAGCAACTCTTCTACATTGTCACCATCCCACCAATCTTTGAAGTTACTATAATCTCCAGAAGAAATTAAATCAAGATTCAAATCATATATTCTTCTCTCACACTGATTATTACCATCTCCTGAACCCCAACGCCTAAATCTAAAGTTCATCTCAATACGACTTCCAGCAGGTATGTTATAATCTACGAAATTTGAACCATCTTTTATATTTACTGTATATTTTAGTAATGCAAATTCGTTTGTATCCTCTTGAGTTACTTCTTTCTTGCCTAGGCCAATTATAGATTGGTCATCACGAACAGTAGAGAACTCATTGGCATTTATCTTCATGTAGACACCAGCAGGGACTGTAACATTACCACTACCAACTGTACTAGGAACATCTATAAAGTCTTCAGCTTGAGCTTCTTTCTCTAATACGGTAGCATATAGGCAATTACGTGTAGCACCTCCTGTATCAGCCTTAACAATCAATCTATCTCCCGTCTGAACTTTCTGAGCATTCTCTCCTTCTAATAAGAAGTAAGTAGAATTTGAGTCAGGATCAGCAAAGAATATAGAACTGTATATGGTTTCGTAATTCTCACGATCAGGCTTGATTACAAACTTATATCTAGTTGCCCATGATGGAGGAACTTGTGTAGGCGGTACAGTTACCTGTATTTTATTTTGTAAAGACGATGCACTACAAGGAACATAAATATTGTTTTGCTCACTAACCAAAGCAGTTGTAGAATGATTGAATTCATCCATATACACAATACCAATCTCATACCCTCTATTACTATGTAGGCTAGTAGGATTGGCAACTTCAGTAAATGATGCATCTATAAAGTTTACAGAGTAATACTCATAAGCATCAGCTCCACCACCACCTGAATTGTCTACGTATTTAACAGCTGGCAATTGAAAACCTACAATATTACTAGTAGGGCTAGTTATAATAGCTATAGGGTCACCATCGTTAGCAATACCGCTATTTTCTTTTGTATAGACACCCAACGTATCCGGCACAGCACAATTAAAGATATCTGTAAACGTATTACCATTACAAGCATCAGCAAATGGCTGTATATTGGTAACAGTACCAACTGCATTTTGGAACTCAACACTCGTAGCCATTTCGTATACAGATGTATAATCTTTAGGCAAAACAAAATTGAATGTAGATTCAATAGGCTGCGTAGTGGCTGATGGACTACCTCCAGAAAACTGGTCATGCTCAAATCTAAAATCTATAGATATAGCAGCACCCTTAACCAAATCAACATCAGCAAGTAATATTAGCATTCTAGAGTCATTAACTGTAATAGCCCCATCGATAGTGTAACTACCACTAGTGGTTGACCCAGTTATAGATGTTAGTCCAATTACATTAGACTCCAATGAAACCACATAATTTAATAATACAGGTTGATTATCATCGGTAAGCAAATCATAACCCTCAACATAGTTACCATACATCAGTCTATTACCCATAATTGTTTGGGCTTTAGCTAACAATGGAACATTGTCGTACAGTCTTAGTATCTCTGACTCAGGAAGTACCGTAAATATCTTACTGTTGGTGAAATCATACTGAACATCAGTATTATCAGGACCTGTCTTGTCAATCTTCTCTACAACCTTAATAATGCCAGTACTCATATCTTTGAAGAGTATATCAATACCAGTTACTAATGGGCCTCCTGTATTATAAGTTATAGTAGCCTTGTTGTAGAAATTCACCATCCCTTCATTCAAGAAACTGTCTACACTAAACTCATACGGATTAGGCTCAAATGCAGGTCTAGAGAATTGAGATATAGCAGAGTACTCCCCATCCTTATATTTATACCTATAAGCAAAGGATATAAATCTTTCATCTAGGAAGTTCTCTTGACTATTTGTTTTTGATAATTCAATAGTTGGAGCAGCAATTGGTGGTTTCTTTATAACCAATAAAGCTTCTTCATTCAATTGGTCTACATTACCTGAAGGAAGAGCATAACTCCTTAAGTTATTTATGAATCGTGGTTGATTATAGTAATCAGTAAAGAATATTAACGCCTCATCACCGTTACCTGTCTTTACGATATCAACTCCAGTTATTAAGTACTCAGGATTGAAATTAAGTTTAGTATTTACACCACCCCCATCATCTATACTCACAACATGATAAGTAAGTATATCACGAACTGAATTGTAAGAAACAATTAAATCTAATTTACCTGTGGCTCCTACAGTGAATGATGGATCGTGAACAAACCAATATATAATTTCCTCTTCGCTATCCTCAATAGCTCCAATACATCTAGCATCTCCACTCAATTCAGTACCATCAATATACCTTAATGTAGTCAACCTAGAGTTCCCTTTGGTATTTTCAATAACACCAATTTCAGCCCCTTCGGTAGATCCCATTCGTATATTTAACGCATCTATATATTCACCATTAGGAACAAGTCGTTCATCAACGACTTTATTCATCTTACCTAGTACAAAGTTTCTAGAGAAGTTTACCATATTATTTTATCCACTTATCACGTCCACGCATAGCCATCAATAAACGACCTGGGTGTATGTTGCTCATTCTTATTTTTGCATTACGTAATAATGCACCACGCTCTTTACGAGCTCTAGCTATTATGTACTCTTGAACTCCCAATTTGGAATTCAGAATCTCATAATTAATGTAAGCGTAAATATACTTCTCAAATAACTTATTTACGAAAATTTGAGAGTCATCTCCGTTCTCCATACCATCAGAAATATACTCAAGTATACAAGTCTGACCATCCATGTCGGAATTGAAGTTTATTACACCTTTCTTTTTATCGATAGCAAAAGTTGGGTTTACATTGGCTGTTGTAGTATCAAGTCCAAAACGCTTACCTACAGCATAGTCAAAGTACCATACCCCATCAATATTCCAACCCTCTAACCCATTAAACATATTGTTTGGGTTTAGGTAGATAGATTTCTTTGTTCCTTGCAAACGCTCATAATCAATATTTGAATTCTCAGGCTTCAATATGTTACCATCTGAATCAAACAAAATATTCGCACTATTGTCTTGCAGGTATGAATTAGAAGATAGTATTTGAACATTCTCCGTCATCGGGAATAATATACCATCCTTGAATAAAGATATACGAACCCAATTTACAAAGTCAGGAGGTAGCACAAATCTGAGAGACTCTGCCACATCTAACTCAAGAACTTTCACTTCCTTGAATGCATCATAGTTCAACTCTTGTATACCTCTCTTAGCATGGAAGATAATCTTGTACCTTTCTTCATTATTCACTAGAGAGTTATTCCCAGTATACATCAACTGAAAGTTGTTTACTATATCGTACAAACTAACGTATTGGTATGAGCCCCAATTGGAATCCTCAGGAGCCTGACCGTTGTTAGTGTAGTATTTAAAGTCTGATATATATGCCATTATTATTTAGAATCGTTGTTAGACTGTTCAGTTTCTTCTCTCTTAGCAAAACTATATATATCGTTCTCACGTATAGACATACCAGAGTACTGAAGTATTTTAGCGACTAGGCGGTACTCATCCTCTATAGGCAACTCAAAGTCTTGATAGTCTGGCTGCGTTTGGTCGAAAGATGGCTCACCACTAACTAGTGTAACGTATGTCCATTTAGGATCAGCAGGATACCTGAAGTATTGAGCCCAAACTTGCCCAACTGAATTTATTGTCTTTGGGAATACCTTGAGAGATATATCCTCTTGCGTGTATATTGGGTACTTGTTGTTAGGAGCCGTAAGCAAAGACTTACGCAACATATCTATTCTGTTGTGGCTTACCTTTTCAGATTCGCTAGACTCATCCTCATCATAGATAGAATAAGCCTCAGGGAAAGCTGTGAATATATTAGCAGACAAACCCAACTCAGTAGCACTTATAACTTCAGTTACGACAGCAACCTCTCCTGTGTCGTTGTTTGCTACAACATCATCTTCCTCAATGCCACTAGTAACAAAGTCAGCAGCTGAGTCAACTAACCTATTAGCCGTATTCGCTGTAGTAGTACCATCCAATAACTTTACCGGATAGCAAGTAACCTTATTAAGCAAATAATAGTCATCACCTGTAGTTGTGATGGATGGCAAGAAAAATACATTCCTGTCGCTGTTACTCAAGTAGTTAGTAGTAGAGAATACTTCAATAGCCTCCTCTATAGTCTTAAGTTCATCACCATATTCAGTTCCAGACAATCGTGCATTTTGCAAGTTTACAATGGTATTATACCTTGAGAAATACTCTTCAAATATCTCTAATTGAGCCTGCTTTGCGAACAAATTGAAGTCTGATGGTGAGATATAACCGTAGTTGTTTTTATTAAGAACGGACAGTACCGTATTCCTTATAGAGTTAATCATTACACCTTGTTTTACACAAAGATAAATAAAAAAAAAGAGGGAGCTTTTAACTCCCCCTTAACCATTAAACAAGTAATATTATGAAACAGAAATTATTACTGACTTTCAAGCAACGTCAAAGAGTCAATACCTTCGTCACTCTGCAAATATAAAGAAACTAATGTAAATGGATTCTCCCCGAAAGGAATATTCATCATTTTTTTCTTATTTGACTTGGTATTGAACCATACTTCACGTTCGTTATTTCTAAATGTAAGATGCCCCTCGTCAAAGAATTTACGCACTTTAGACTCTAACTTCAAGTCAGGATCCCCAAGTACATCTAAGAACTCTTGAGGGTTTCGCTTAGCAAATACCATTACGTCACGCTTAAGCTCTGCGGTTGTAAAGTTCATAGGGTCAGTATTAAACAAGATTCTTGATACACTCTCTAGCTCCTCAATACTCAACTCCTTGGCAGCTATTAAAGCATCAACCTCAGAAGCCATATTTTCAAGCTCAGTCTCAGCATCTCTCTCGTAGTTAAGCTCCTCAAACACCTGCCCATTCATAGGGTGGTAATGCAAGAAAGCTTGTAATACTGGATTAGTCTTTGGTACGCTTAACATACCATCCTCAAAAATAACAGCACCTATAATAGCGTTACCATCTTGCTCATCCTCAAATGGGCTTTTTTGGTTTACAGCATATCGTAAAGGTCTGTTTGAATTGGTTTTCTCATCGAAGTATAATAATGGAAAACGCTTTGTGCTTCTAGAAGGAAGCATGAAAGATAAAGGTGAAGAGTTTTTTAGGCGGTACACCTTATCGCCTGCTTTTACGTTATATTTCATTTGATTATATTAAAAAAAAGGGGGACGGGATTAACCATCCCCCATGTTAAACAAATTATGAATTATGCACCGTAACGGAACAAGAAGAAGTTGTTAGCACCTAAAGTACAAACACAACGCTCAGATAGGAAGTGAACTTCCATAGCGTCTTTTTCGCTTGTCATTGCACCACCAGCAGAACCAGTAATCCAAGTCTTGTAGCGACGATCCTCAGTCTCAGACGCACGGTAGCGTACGTGCAAGAATGGACGCTTAGCGTTCTTACCCATGATTTGGTCATATACAGTAGTAGAACCAGCAGGAACTAACATACCTGTAACCAAACTAGCAGTGTTAGATCCGAAAGTAACACCATCGGTATCAGTTCCACCACGCATGGTTGGGTCGTTTAAGTACTTCCAATCAGTCTTATAGAAGTCATAACCTCTGCGGAATCCAGAGAATCCAAGATTCAAGGCCATTTCCTCATCGTTGTCGAATAGACCGTAGCTAGTTCCACCAGCACCGTAGCTATTCTGCTCAGCTAACATATCATCGATAGCGAAGCTAGAGTCACGGCTCAAGAACAATACGTTCTCTTCAATAGAACCTTGCTTGTCAAGACGCTTGATGATGTTATCAAAGTCAGCCAAAGTCTCAGGAGTTCCACCACCGAATACGTTACCACGGTTGTTTACAGCGTAGAATACACCTTCAGAACCTTTGTAACCAGCAGCAACAGCTCCAGAACCAGTAGCAGCAGGAACAGCTTCAATCATAGAAGTCTCAAGATAGTCTTCAAAACGTAGACGAGTCTCATGCTCAGACTTTAAGTACCAAAGGTAACCAGTAGCACCATTCTCAGTAGAAACTTCAACCCATCCGATTTGAGCCATGTCAGAACCAGATACAGAGTATCTATCCTTAAGGATGATTGGGCTATTTTCAAAGATTTCATCGTCAGCTTCCAAAGAACCTTGCATTCCGTCAGTTCCTTTTCCGAACTCAGAACCGTAAATGAAGATAGAGTAAGTGTTACCAGCGTTACCATTACTCATACCAGCAGCTTCGTAGAAAGCTACGTCAATAGTACCAGCACCAGTGTTTACAGCAGTAACAATAGCTTTGTTCTGAGTAGCAGCACCAGTTGGGTTAGCATTAGGAGTAACAACAACAGTTTGACCTACACGGATAGCGATACTACCAGCAGTAAGACCTATAGCAGCACGATCAGGATTAAGTACATCGTTGATTGTGAAAGTAGCTGTGTCAGAGTTAGTGATTACAGTTGTAGTACAGTTGGTGTACTTAACGTGTAAACGGCCTTGCTCAGCCCACTTAATCAAGTCAGAGTTAGAAGGCATCTCAGCTCCCACCATACGTAGGAAAGATGCAACAGTACGATTACCGTAACGCTCGAACTCCTTCTCATAAGTATCAGGAAGATACTGATTCAAGAAGTTGAAGTCGGTAATATAGTTAGTAGCGAGGGCTACCTGTTGAGCGGATGGCTGCAACTGATAACCAGGTGTAGTTAATACAGACATTTTTTTAGTTTTTTAGTTTTTTAGTTTTTACGTTTACTGCGAATTTTCAATCCCCTTCCAGAGTCAGGATTCACAGACCTAACCTGTACTCCGTTCTTGCTCACAATTTCAGGAGATTTGCGTTCACTCATGTCGATGTTTTTAATCTTTTTGTTTACATCTTCAGTCGCTGCTGCAACACCTTGTTCATAAAAGAACTTTGCGAACCTTTCGGGGTTCATGGCTACGGCTAAACTCTTGTGGTAACCTTTGGCATCTTTAATCATCCCGTTCTCATCCAAATACTTCTGTATGAAGTTCTGTGGATTCAACTGAGATTTTTTAAGTTCCGAAGCTTCAGCTGGCTTAAACTGCATCACGTTATCATTGATTTTAAATTCAAAACCTTTGAACTCATCATTGAAAACTTCATTGGTCTTATCAACAAACCAATTGCGTTTACGCTCAGACTCTTCCTCAATTGTTTTTGCCTCAGCAATATATCGCTTATAGGCCTCCAAATCTTCTTTCTCTTTGGGATCAATTGATGCCGTACTTGACTCAAGGGGCACTTTGTATTTCTCCTTCTGAGAGTTGAAATATTTTTTGGCTTCAGCAATCTTTTTTTTCTTCTCAACTTTGGCTTTCTTTATAGTTGAATCGTCATCTATGTCCTCATCGTAAGAATAATCTTCCATTAGAACATCAATGTCTTCATCATCTAAGCCATCTTGAGTTTGTTTAAAGTATTGGCGTAATAAAGAATCTTGATCCATACTATCGAAGTCTTCATTCAACTTCATGTAATCATCAAAACTTCTACCAGTCTCTTGCCTATACTTCATGTAGTTGGCAATATCATCTGGTAAATCTTCTTGCTCACGCTCAGTAACAAGGTCATCAATAGAATTGATTTCCTTATCATACCTATTCTTTATAAATGACAGAACGTCTTCTTCGGTTAACTCAGGTGCTTGTACATCAGATTGTACATCATCTTGTACAACTTCAGCAGGCTGTTCAGTGTCACTGATCACCTCGTTTTCTTGAACACTTTCTGTTTGCGCTTGGTTTTCTTCTTCTGCGCCTACTTTTTCTTCGTGTTCGTTAAGGAGCTGCTCTTCAACTTCTTGAACGCTTTTCTCCTCACCTACGTTAACCTCTTTTACTTTAATTTCCATTTGATTAGATTTTTATAATTGCAAATTTAATATAATTTTTTTATCTCGGTTCAAACTCTGCTAAGTCAAAGCCATCTAGACTATCCTCGTTAGATTCAAAGTTTATTGGAGGTAAGTCGTTTTTCCTTTGACTTATAAGTTTAGATTGTTGTGTGTTTTGTAAACTTATACGTTTATCTTTTGCTTTTTCTTTCATCTCTTCCCTATCCTTCAAAGTACCACCTTGTAACTCAGCAATCCTCATTTGATATTGGAATTCTTCAGCCATCAACATACGCTTAAGCTCTGCTTCATTTTTCATCTTCTCGATTTCAAAAGCAATCTCAGCCTGTTTAGTACGCATCTTACTTTGGCCTTCAGCATCAATCTTCTGCAAGGCAACTTGAGCCGCCATCTTCTGAGATTCCATTTGCTGATTAGCAACCATCTGTTGCTTCTGCATCTCATACTGCTGCTCTTTTTCTTGCTTCTTGATACGCTTAACCTTAAGCAATTGGTTAGCCAACTTGATGTTCTTAATCTCACGAATGTCAATTGCATCCTCAAGATTGATATCACCTTGAGATAAAGCCATTTGGATATTCTGCTCAAGCTGAGCTTTCTGCTCCTCATCTGGAGATATCTCAATGAAAACACCAAAGTCATAGATGTACAAGTCTTTTATCTCATTCAATATAGATACATTGTACTTCCCTATTCTGCTTGCAAAGTCATCCTTAAAATCAGCATACTCTAAAATATCAGCTATACGATAAGTTAATGCCTCAGATATACTCTTAACAATATGAAGACCTGCATCCAATATATGTCTAGTAGCGGTATTTGAATTCAATGCTGCAAGCTTCTGCAATCCAACCAAAGAGTTTGCATCAGGAGTTGACGCATCTCTAGCTTCATTCAATCCGGTAACCGTACGTATCATATTTAGATAGTGGTTATAGTTGTATATCAACATCTGAGCTTTATTGGCTCCAGAATTTGAATTAAGCTCTTGAATTGGAACTCTAGCATTATTGAAGTCACCATCTTGCGTATACGATCTACCAATAACAGAACCCGTTTGGAAGTATAACTTAAGAGCGTCCTCAGGATTGTAAGCAGCACCTGTTCCCAAGTCAACTTCATTCAATCCATCCGCATCAATAAATACACCATCAGGGACAGTTCTAGCAATTACTTGTTGCAACTTCAAATGAGTGATCTGAATCAAATCAGCAAATGGTATCATTCGCCTAACCAATGACTCAATATTACCCTTGTATAATCTTGGAGCACAAGCAACATAATTAGGTATTGCGTGTTGAGATGAAGACTTAGGTCTAACCATATTCTTAGCAAGCTCCCACTTGAGAATAATATTAGTACCCATCACCATAACACCCTCGTACCATACGTCAATAGTTTTTTCAATTCTTTCAAATCGACCTTCCTCCATCATTTCAGCAGGAGGGTTGAATGAATCATCTTTTTCTACATAACGCACACCACCATTATCAAGATACTTCTTCTTGTAAACTATCTTTTGAGTTGTCTTGTAGTTAAAGTATAGTAAGGTAGCGGTATCTCTATGGAAGATACTATTCTCATAGAACTGAGCTACATTATAATAATCGTACCAACTCTGACTATACTTGGATATCTCCTCTAGGTCCTCATTAGTAAGACTAGGGTCTATCTTGATTAACTCAGTAATTGGCAAAGTCTTTATCTCACCCCAGTAGAAACAATCTTTGAAGTAAGGGTCTTCACTATAGCTGTATACTATATTGGCAGGGTCAACATATGAAAGTTGAACTCCAGAACCTTTTAAGAACTCATGCTTCATTACACCTATACCTAAAACAGCAAGGTCATAGTCAACACGCTTTCTTAAATCTAAATACTTATTCTCTTCTAAAATGGTATTAAGAGCTTCCTCTTCAGCAATCTCAATTGCAGGCTTGTAATTAAGCTGCATATACAAAGACATCTCTTCATCGTTTGCAGGAAGGTCATCAGGATCCATAGAGAAAGGATTAACACCTGTATTATCTTGAATAATAGTCAAAATGTCCTTAGCAGCCATTTGACCTTCAATCATATCTTGGTATTTACTTCTCTTAGATTGAGACATAGCATCTTGCGCATACGCCTTAACCTTAAACAAACGGTCAGCCATACCATTTACCACAATGTCTACGAACTTTGGGATAATAGGAACAGGAGTCCAATCAAGATTTAAATAAGATAAGTCACCATCAACGGCTAATTCATTCTTGTACTTTTGAACAGGCTGCTCGCCTCTCGCATACAATCTTAGTTTATGGAATTCCCTCCACTGGCTATAATACCGACAGTTAACACCGTCCTTTCTGAACCACTCATACTGAATAGCTTGTCCAACTTGGAGGCCATATTCAGGAGACATCTTCTCCTCGTCAGTAGCAAATTGATTCGGGAAACTAGTATTAGCTATATTGATTTTTACATCCTTCATCTAATTATTTCGCTTATATTACCCTTGTTCGAGTACTTAGCAAAGTTAATGCTAATTTTGGACTCTTGCTTTTCAGGCACATACAGATGTTTTTGATTAGCCATTATAGCCAATCCTGAACTGATTGATGCGTCAAATTTAGTTCTATCGTTTATATTAAATTTAGCCCAATCTTCAAGTGTTTTTGAAAAAGGCATAGAACCCATAATATCAGCATCTCTGTACGCTCCAGAGGTATCTAGACCTACGTGCTTCTCTATGTATGACTCGATAGAAGCAGCGTGTGCTTGCTTCACATCTTCACTACTATTTGGTATGCCTCCAAGCTCTCTTTCTGATTTAGTTAATTTAGAATATTGCTTATCAGGTCTATTTAAAGAAAAGTTTCTGTATCCTCTATTTTTAAAATGATACAATAACCTAGGCTTGTTATTCTCAATAAGAATAGGCATTCCGTAAAATACACAAGCCATTAAAACTTCTTCAAAAAATATTTCAGCCGTTTGAGGCCTAGCTATATACTCTAAAAAGAACTCATTCGTAGGGCCGTTATCCATATGGAATTTAGTCATGCCATGTAAAGCACCATTAGAACCTCTACCCCCAACAACAGCAGATATATCATATGAGTCACAACCGAATGAACCCATATGCTCGTTACCAGGATATTTTAATCCGTTCTTTTTTATTACTCTATTCTGTAGATTCTTTTCAGGCAACCAACTCACTAAAAACCTACCACTCCTATTGGGTGACCAAACAACAGTGGTATCCTTAACTCCATCTTTCCAATGGAAACTACCCCTAGTTAAATAATGCTCCTTTATCATAGCATCATTGTAATCTATCTGTTGGTATATTTTAGTTAGGTTGAATATAGACTGCTTACTCTCATCCCGGAATGCATGAGACTCCGTTCTTGGAAACTGACGATAAAACTCATTTAAAGCATCAGCATCGCTTTTCATAGACTCAACTTCAGCTTCCCAATAGTCAATAGCACCGTTTACTATATCTTCTCCGTCTACTCCTATAACAGCTTCTTTTGGCTTCTTAAATACAGGCATCCCATACCTATCAATAAAGCCTTCCATATTCCACTCCATAGGGATGAACAAAGAATAAAGACCTGATTTAGTCTGACCATTGGCATTTCTGTTTGATACATTTGAATCTTCGTAAAGCTTCTTGAAGTTTTCACCACCTTTGCTCAAAGCATTAGATGTTGAACCCATCATACATTTACCAATAATCTTGCTACCTAGACGCAAACAAGTTTTAGTTACACGCCAGTTATTCAATATGTTATTTGGCTTAATCCATTTTCCGCTCTCATCATGAGCCAAAAACAAAAGCTTCTCACCATCATAACTATTGTCCTCTGTATTCTTCCAGTCAATGGTTGTATCCAAGCCATCAATATCACTATCGAGATCATGCATATTCTTCTTAGTGATTTTAGAAGCAGGTACACGATAAGCTAATTCTGTTTTTGGCTTATCCATACCATCCATGATGGGCTTGAAAAAGAATGGTAGTTTATTATTTATCGGAACTACCTTGTCCGTGAACATCTTTTTAGCGTCAGAACCTGTCTTAGATAATATACCTACCCTAGCGTCTTTAGCGAGAGTTGCAATATTTACAGATTCTGATGATGACATGAATGAAAAACCCGAACGTCTAATCTTCAAGTAAATCATACCGAATGACCTCTTATCAGCTCTACAAGCCTCCCAATACAAAAAGAATATTCTATTGGCCTCACGATAATCTGGGAATCCAACATCAATACTAGACCACTGTAAATACATCCAATGGCTACCTGTAATGTACGTAGGCATTCCATTATTCATGAACCAATAACCATCCTCACGATAATCAAACTGATTCTCTACATAATCAACCCATCGGTTCTTAAATGTAGATGGCATCTCATTCCATTTGAAAATGGAAGTTATCTTACTTAGTTCATTTGGCAATGGAGTACGCTCCCAATATTGCTCGGAAGGTACATCACTCCTTTTAAATACATCTTTAGGTACAGCAGGTAGTGCAATCTTTAAACCCGATATCTCAATAACATCACCTATCTGACCAGTCTTAGATATAACGACCATATCATATTTGTCATCATATCCATACTTCCAGGACCTAGAAGAATTCTTACTAAGCCTAGTCGCTTTCTTGACATAGTCAGGTATAATGCGGTATATGCTATTTTGATCTTCGTTCTGCAAAACCTTGCTTACTTTGCGTATATGAATCTAAGCCTTTTGAAGACATTTCTAGACTTTCTTTTTCTGCTTCTATCCTGTTTAAAATTTCAAACGCATCAAAGATTGCTAACTTCTTTGTTGCAGCAGCATTTTTCAAACGATCGGCAGCTAGTTCATCGTCTGGGTCGGGTTTTATTATATCCTCCCTAGCAACCTTTACTAGTTGTTCAACAGCTTGTCTTCCTGCCTCAATAATCTTCAATTTGATTTCATTTGAATCACTCATCTCTTCTAATTAAAAATATAACTTGAATTAATCTTGCATCACGGTCTTCACCGAAATTATTATACATATTACGTGAGTGAACCATTGATGAGTCAAAGCAAAACATTTTATTGTATTTAGCTTTTATTATCATCGATGGTTTGCCCTCGTCATCATATAACGTAGTACCATCCTCATAAGGATGGTATTTATTCAAATAAAGTATACACGTAACATCACCCATCATTTCATCTGTATGGATGAAGTTTGGTTCCTCTTGCATATATGGAGACCTCCTTACAAAGTTCAAAGCAATATCGTAGCTCGGAAACAACTCACTTACTACGTAAGCAAACTCATCAGTATTTGGCCTTTGTTGAACTCCCTTGAAAACATTTTCACCGTCTTCAAATTCACCAAACCCTAGTCTATATATGTCATCGACATATGCATCTGGATTGGCAAGGACATCTTCCATAATCATTAAGGACATATCTTCATTGTTATATTGTGATCAAACATCCTATATAACTTTTCACCATCAACGTCAAACTCATACTCAGACTCAGGCTCAAAGCATATAGTATCTCCTTCTTTGACACCCTTACTGATTAAATAATCGTTGGGGTATCGCATTACACCCATCAAAGGCTCTTCTTTGAAAGGCTTCATAATATACGATTTTTTTGCGTCAATAGGTTTTATAAAACAATACCTATCGTGAGAGTACCAATTACCATCATGCTTGTACATATAAAATTGGTCATTCTCAATAAAGAATAAGTCTTCTTTGAAAAAGCTTTTACCGCTCTTTCTACGACCTTTCATGTCGTTATAAAATTTAAATACGTTATGGTGAACAAGTAATATGTCACCAACTGTTATTGGGCCTTTGTAATCTAATGGAAGCTCGACTACTTCAGCGTATCGGTTTGAGAATTTGTGTTCTTCTTCTGATGTGTTTATGATTAACTCAATTCCGGCTACTTCTTTTGTATTATTATATCGGCTTCCATTCACAGGCTTAGCTATGAAGTAGAAAGGTGATTTCATTAAAAATTTATATTGTATTCAATTGTTACAGGCATACTAGAGTTAAACTCCTTCCAAAGCACAACCTCTTCTTTT